CTATGGGGAGCCAACTTACTGGCGACCGTGTTAAAAAGATGAACAAAGGCGGCAAGCTGAATATGGTTAAAGGTCCAAGTGGTAAAATGGTTCCTGACTATGCCGCTGATGGCGTTGGTAAGATGTCCTACGGTGGCAAGATGAAGAAGATGGGCGCTGGCGGTAAGATGTCCCGTGGTGACGGTATCTGCACGAAGGGTAGAACCAAAGGTCGTATGGTCTGATGGCACCCAAGAAGAAATCTACGGTCAACGCCGCAAAAAACTACACTCAGCCGACTATGCGTAAAAACCTTGTAGCCAAGGTTAAAGCAGGCGGTAAGGGTGGTGCGCCGGGTCAGTGGAGCGCCCGTAAGGCGCAGATGGTTGCTAAACAGTACAAAGCCAACGGCGGAGGGTACACATCGTGAAGGGCGTAAAGCACTACAAAAAAGATGGTACCGTCCATAAAGGCGGTACACACAAGATGCCTGATGGTTCGTTGCACACAGGCAATACCCACGGCAAGACAAGCACTAAATTAGTGCATTATAAAGATTTGGGCAAAGCAGCAAAGGCTAAAGCAGATGGCGTTAGAACCAAGCCAAAAAAGTCTTAAAGACTGGACCAAGCAGAAGTGGCAGACAAAGTCTGGTAGACCATCGACGCAGGGGCCAAAGGCTACAGGTGAGCGGTATCTGCCGAAGAAGGCCATCAAGGCATTGTCGGATACAGAGTATGCCGCTACTACTAGGGCAAAACGTGCTGCCACTAAAAAGGGTAAGCAGGTTGCGGCGCAACCTAAGAAGGTCGCTAAAAAGACGGCAAAATATAGGAAGGCCACGTAATGGCAGTTGTTGTACCAGAACTAAACGAGTTGTTTGAAGAAGCGTATGAACGCGCGGGCCTCGAAATGCGCTCGGGATATGACCTAAAGACAGCCCGCCGCAGCCTCAATATTATGACGTTAGAATGGCAGAACCGTGGGTTGAACCTCTTCACTATCGACGCAGGTACTCTACCGTTGGTTGCCGGTACAGCGACGTACACTATGCCTGCCGACACGATTGATCTGATCGAGCACCAGCTACGTACAGGTACAGGTACGTCGCAGTTAGACGCGTACATAGACCGTATGAGTGTTTCCACTTACTCGCAGCAGGGTAATAAAAACACTACTGGTCGCCCCTCGCAAATCTACGTGCAACGTAACGCTACGGATGTTCAGGTCACACTCTGGCCCGTACCTGATAGCACGCAAACATACACCTTGGCGTACTACCGCCTTAAAGGCATAGATGGTTTGGCCGACGGTATCGGTGGAGCTACAACCTCCGTACCTCCTCGTTTTGTACCCGCACTTGTGGCTGGTCTGGCGTACTATATTGCCATGAAGAAACCAGAAGTTTCAGAGCGAGTTATGCCGCTAAAGCAGGAATACGAAGCTCAATTTCTTTTAGCCGCAAACGAAGATCAAGATCGGGCTACACTACAAGTTGTTCCTTTTAGGGGAGCTATCTAATGCCCGCTTACGCCAGTGGTAAACACGCATACGGTATATGTGACCGGACCGGGTTTCGCTACAAGCTGGAAGACCTCGTGTTTGAGGTCCAGCACGGCGTAAAGACTGGCTTGCGAGTGGGTAAAGATGTGCTCGATCCTGACCAGCCCCAGAACTTTTTGGGCAACGTCAATACGTCTGACCCACAATCCCTGCTGAACCCTCGCCCAGACGTAAATCCGGGCCGTGGTTTGTTCGGTTGGAACCCTGTTTGGAATCCCTTGCAATATATGGTAGGCTCTATAGGAAGCGTTACCGTAACCACAACTGATGGAGAAGTATAATGATGCGCCCTAGAAGCCGAAATGACAATAAAGGTATGTCCCCGAAAAAGCTAGAAGGCAGCACTAAAAGCCCTGATGGTCTGAATATGGACGAAAAAGCCGCACGAGCTAAAAAGATAGACCGCGCACAGCTGAGTGCTGGGCGTCGGAAAACCCTTGAATTAATGGATTCGAGACTCCCCGGCGCATCGAAAGAAAAAAACGAGGAGAAGCAGGGGTTACTAGACCTTTTAGATATGATGAATGAACCGGTTAAAAAAGCCAAAGGCGGCAAGATGAAAACGGTCAAGAAGATGGCCTCTGGTGGCAACGTGTGCCGTGGTATGGGCGCAGCCACACGTGGCGGAAACTTCGTAAAAGGGTAAGTTCTGATGAACTATACTGAGTTAGTAGCTACGATACAGGACTACACACAAAACCAAGAATCTAGTTTTGTGTCCAATATTCCTGAGTTTGTTACGCAGGCCGAGGAACGGATTAACCGGTCTATAATGCTGCCTGAGCTAAGGAAAAACGTAACCGCGACTGTCGGGGCGAATAGCATTTATGTTGCACGTCCCGCAGACTTTTTGGCTGTTTTCTCTCTAGCGGTTATAGATGGTAGTGGCGGCTACACTTACTTGCTGGACAAAGATGTTAATTTTCTTCGAGAGGCGTACCCCACTGCCGCTACCACTGGTGTTCCCAAGTACTACGCCCAGTTTGACGGCGACGTTGGTAGCTCAGAAGGCAACTTTATCATCGCCCCAGCTGCGAATGCCCAATACACAGCCGAGCTACATTATTACTACGACCCTCCGTCTATAGTTACGTCGGGTACTTCGTGGTATGGTGATAACGCTCAGTCTACGCTTCTGTACGGGGCGTTAATCGAAGCGTATACCTATATGAAGGGTGAGCCTGACTTAGTTGCATTGTACACTACACGCTACAATGAGGCGCTAGGACAGCTTACTGGAGTACAGATACGTAGTAGCCAAGATGAATACAGAGACGGGAAGCTGTAGCATGCGCTGCGTCCAAATGTTGCAAACTACCGCCTATGTAACTATAGTAGCGGTCATATAGGAGATTTTAACATGGCCTTTACGGGTAACTTCATGTGCACTTCTTTTAAGGTAGAAATCTTAAAGGGCGTCCACAACTTCACCGCTTCGACAGGCGACACGTTTAAGTTGGCCTTGTATGACAACAGCGCATCGTTCACGGCGGCTACCACTGCGTACACTGCAACAAACGAAGTGGCTAACTCTGGGTCTTACACAGCAGGTGGCGGCACTCTTGTAAGTGTAACTCCTGTGGCTAGTGGTACAACAGCTATTTGTGACTTTGCGCCCATCCAGTTTACGAGCGCCACAATCACCGCTCGCGGCGCATTGATCTATAACAGCAGTGCAGCAGGTAATCCAACGGTCGCAGTTCTTGATTTTGGCTCTGATAAAATTTCTACTTCTGGTACGTTTGCTATCCAGTTCCCCACCGCTGACGCAAGCAACGCGGTTGTTCGAATCGCTTAAACTTTAAGGAATTCAAGTTATGGCGTTCATAGTTGCAGATAGAGTAAAAGAAACCACTGCCACTTCGGGCACGGGGCCTTATGCTCTTGGCGGCGCGGCTACGGGTTTCCAAGCCTTTTCGGCTGTAGCGTCAAACGATGACGTTGTTTACTATGCTGCTACTGACGATACTAATTGGGAAGTTGGGTTAGGCACTTATTCTTCTAACTCGCTAATACGTACTACAATTCTGTCCTCTTCTAACTCAGACGCAGCCGTTAGCTGGACGAGCGCGATTAAGGATATATTTTTAACGTACCCCGCCGAGAAAGCTGTCATAGAGGACAGTAGCAACAATGTTTCTGTTGGCAATAATCTGGTTGTTGGGGGCACAGTTGACGGTGTAGACATAGCGGCCCGCGATGCAGTCTTAACCACTACAACCACTACAGCTAACGCAGCGCTACCTAAAGCTGGTGGAACTATGACTGGCGATCTGGTCTTAAACGCAGACCCTAGCGCAGGTTTACAGGCTTCTACCAAACAGTACGTAGACAATACGGCCTTGCTTAAAGCTGGTGGGACCATGACGGGCGATCTGGTCCTAAACGCAGACCCTAGCGCCGCGCTACAGGCTTCTACCAAACAGTACGTTGATAACACCGCACTTCCTAAAGCTGGTGGCACAATGACGGGCGACTTGGTTTTAGATGCCGACCCCACTGCTAACTTACAGGCCGCAACTAAACAGTATGTAGACACGATTGCTGCGGCAGGTATCCACTACCATACACCGGTCCGTGTTGAAGCCCCTGCAAATTTACCCGCAACTTACGACAATGGCACCTCTGGGGTTGGAGCTACGCTCACTAACTCTGGTACACAAGCGGCTATTGCTATTGACGGCATCACCCTTAACTCTGCAGATCGCGTGCTTATCTACCAACAAACCGACCCTGCACACAACGGAGTTTATACGGTTACTACGGTAGGTTCTGCTAGTACAAACTGGGTACTCACACGTGCCACAGATGCTGATTCCTACGCTCCAAGTGATCCAGACTCTCTGGGCCAAGGCGATGCGTTCTTTGTAAGCGCAGGTGACACAGGTGCTGGGGAAACCTATGTTATGACTACCGTGGGGACAATTACCTTCGGGACAACTGGGATTGTGTTTTCTCAGATTTCAAGCACCGCTATCTATTCTGCCGGTACGGGCATGACCTTGACGGGCCAAGAGTTCTCTATCGGGCAAGCGGTAGCGACGTCTAGCAGCCCTACGTTTGCAAACCTCACGGTTCCCGGCAATGTAGATGGGCGAGATGTATCAGCTGACGGGACTAAACTAGACGGTATAGAAGCCGCTGCGGACGTGACTGACGCTACTAACGTAGCTGCCGCTGGAGCGGCAATGAAAAGCAATAATCTTTCGGACTTACCCAACGCTTCCACCGCTAGAACAAACCTTGGGCTTGGGACGGCGGCGGTGAGCAACGCCACAGATTTCGCAACACCAGACGAGGCGTTGGCGCTCAGTATCGCCCTTGGATAGGATAAAAAATGGCTAATACATTTAAGAATTACGTTTCCGCGAATGTCGGTACCTCCGCTGTAACCACGTACACAGTCCCTTCGGTTACTACCGCAGTGATGATTGGCTGTAATCTGGCTAACACGACGACTTCGCAGATTAAGGTAACAGTTCAAGTGGCGGGTGTTTACCTGATCCGCAACGTACCCTTACCCTCTGGAGCCGCTATATCCGTCTTGGATGGTAAGATCATCTTGGAAACCACGGATACAGTAATTGTCACCTCTGACACCGCAACCTCTTGCGATGTCGTCGTAAGCGTACTGGAGCAAACCTGATGAGTAGACAAACAGATTTAGTAGACATCTCTCAGGATGGTGTTCCGGCTCCGTTTGCACCAGTGGCTGTGACGGGTACTACTCCTAGCTTGAATGTTGGGAGTTATAACTTCTTTAATCAGAACGCATTAACTGGCAACACAACTGTTAGCTTTACTAGCGTTCCTACTAATGCTAATTGGAAATATAGCTTTAAGAACACAAACTCCGTAGCGTGGAATATTTCCTATGCATCCCTCGTTGCTAGTTTGGCTGCACCTAACAACCAGCCTCACGATATAACTTTTAAACCTGATGGGACTGAGATGTATATTTTGGGTAATAGTAACCCAACTATGTACCAACTTACACTAAGCACAGCGTGGGACATTACCACAGCTACTGCGACAGGTAACAAAAACATTAGCTCAGGAAGTGCAAGTTTATATGGTTTAGACATTAGTACGGATGGTCTAAATATATACACTACAAGCGCAGCAGCCGGAACCATTGAGCAGTATACACTAGGCACTGCTTGGGACATCACCACAGCTACTCTTACACGGACATTTTCTACTACCGCTCAAGACGGAGCGCCACTGGCGGTTGCCTTTAAGCCGGATGGTCTAAAGATGTATATGGTAGGTAACACTGGAAATGATGTTAATGAATACAATCTAAGCACTGCTTGGAATATATCTACTGCTGTTTACTCACAGGTTTTTTCGTTGGCATCTCAAACAACAGCACCTATCGGTCTACATCTTAGAAAGACTGATGGCCTTAAAATGTATATTGCAGATGACCAAAACGAAACTGTTTTAGAATACACCCTATCTACAGGTTGGGATGTTTCTACTGCAACTTATGTTAGGTCATTTTCTGTATCAAGTCAAACTTCTAATATTAGGAGTGTATTCTTCACGCCTGTCGGTGACGAGATGTATATTACCGGATCAGAAGATTCGAGTGCTTCAAAAGTGTACCAGTAC